CATATCCATCTCTACCTGTAATAGATTCGTGTGATGTTCTCACCCACTCCATTACTGCTTGAGCTCCACTTGGAACGATTGGGTCAAATAATGTAATCTCTACATCTTGCCATTCTCCCTTACCTTTTAATTTACGTTTAACGTTAATGTGGTCTAGGGTTATAGTTTCAAATTGAATTGAAGGTCTATTTGCTGTTTTTATTAGATATGAAGGGATACCATCGATTTCCATGATGAATCTGTTCTTCATCTTTGGTTCGAAATTCGTATAAAACATATCGTTAAATTCTAATACTTCTGCCATGTTGTTTTTCTCCTATTATATTAATAAATATATAGTTTTTTAGTTTTTAATTAATTATGCCGTAAAAGATGCTCCAGTTGGTAAAATATTGAAATCTAACACGATGAATTCAGCAGTTTTAGTTGGTTGTAAGAAAATCTGTCCAGCCAATATATTTCTGTCGATTACATCTGGTGTGTTATTACTCTCGTCCATTACCACTCTAAATGCATATAATCCTTGTCTTTGTTGTATTCCTTCTAAATAAGGATTCACAGTATTTAAGAATTTACCTCTTGTTGTAGAAGTATTTTGTTCAAATACTAAGTATCTTGATGTTGAAGCAATATACTTCTTAACTTTAATCATCAATCTTCTAACATTGATTCTATCAAGTGCCGATGCTTTATCTTGAAGAGTCTTTTGTCCAAATGCTACGATACCTTCTCCAGGGAACTGAGCGATTGGATTAATTTTTCCTTCATATAATTCATCTCTTTCAGCGTGTGTTAATCTGTTTAGTACAGATATAGCACCTACTATACCACCTCTATTTAAACCTGCTGGTGCGAACCATTCGGCTGCAACTGCATCGTTAGAAGCATATATCCCAGGCATCAATACTGATGGTGGAACTGAAATTAACTTGTTAGTTCTTGAATCAATTGTTTTAACCCATGGGTAGTATGTACCTACGTAGTTAGAATCAACTGCTGCTCCTTGTTCGATAGCTTGTGATATTGAATCACCTGCTCCAACAGAATCACCTATGAAGAAACAATCTTCTCTAGCTTCACACATATCAACTACTTTGTCAAATACATATGAGTGGTGTCTTCTTACAATACCAGGTGCAGATACCAAGTTGATATCAAAATCATCTGGGTTAGATACTGCTGCAATTGCTTTCACATATGCAACCGAACCTACTGCAATTGAAGTTGATAAGTTAAACCCTTGTGAGTTACCACTTGATATATTAGCTCCCAAATCGATAGATATTGTTGGGTCTATCCCATCAAATCCACCTTGGAAACCTACTGTAAATTGTCTTTTGTTCATATCAGCTGAAAGTGAACCGGTTAGTTCATATCCATATGCCTTAGTTCCTCCAACTACATTTACTGTTCCATCAAATGCAAATACTGTGTTTCCACCTTGTGTTGCTGATGTTGGTATTGGAGATAAATAATTGTTGTTATCTATCTTAACTTGAGCAGTTTCTAAATCAATACCACTAAATGATACATTTTTAGATGCTGAATTTGCATCAGAACCAGTATTAAATAATACTGATGGTACGATACTTTCTCCAAGTCCATGAGAACCAATATTACCAACGAAAATTGGATTGTAATATTTATCATGTGCAAATGGTCCAGCAACGATAGGATGAGCTCCCTCTGCAACACATTCTACTCTTACGAATTTAGAACGGTTAGGGTAATCACCATTTTCTGTTTGCTTTCCAAGTGTATCAATAACTAAGTTTCTATCACCAATTACTTTTTTGATGTAATTAGGAGAAGCTGGGTCTAAGTTTAAGTTATTATAAGTTTCTAATACTGATTTTCTTTTATCCGTATCAGAGTATCCTCTAATCATTAATGAGAAGGTAGCGTAATCAGTTGCATTAGATGAACCTGCTGCTTTTACATTAAATATAGATACTTTATATTCTTTATTGTATACAGTACCATCACCGATAGTATGTAATTTGAAAAGGTTGTGTCTTTCACCAGATACTAACTGAGATTGTATCCATGGTGTAGAAGAATGTTGCATATCAAACGCTAATGCTTGGTCTGCTAATGTAATCATAGATACTTGTTCTTGACCATTTGAAATTGCAGTAGCTGCTGCTTTTTCAAAGTAGTTATATGCGTATCCATCTTTAGTTCCTCTTGGATTAATACCGAAAACATCACCTATATCATTTCCAGCTGAAGGATTAATAGAAGCTGATATTCCAGATTCTCCTACAAGTGTTATTTCAAAAGCGGATGCTGATACAGATGCAGCTACTGCTGAACCTGCTAATGTTCCACTTCCTAAATGTGTTTCAAATAATGTTCCTATGATTTTTTGACCCGATACAGAACCACTACTTACTATAGATACTGGTGCTGTTTGGGTATACCCACCTTGATGACCAACACGAACAATAGTTACTGTTCCTGCTTCTCTAAGATAGTTTTGTACGGTATATCCTGTATAGTATGATCCATCAGGTGTACCGAAAATTTGTTCGAATTCCGATTGGGTGTTAACAATTGTTGGTACGAATGCTGGTCCTTTGTGAAAAGGTCCTATTACAGCTGCTCCGATTTCTCCAACTCCTTGTGATAAGAAAGAAAGGTCATTTTCTCTCGTAAAAACCCCAGGTGATACAATTTTTTCTGCCATGTTTATTACTCCTTGTTATATTGTGTTGAATGTTGATACTCTTATATAAGTATAATCTATTTTATCTAAAATACATTTTATGGGTTAACTTCCTCTAAAATTTCTTTATTTTTTTCAGTTGGTGTAAATGTATTAGTTTCTGGATCATAATTTCCATCACCATATGTATCATTTAAACCTTTAAAAAGTTCTTGCTCTTTCTGTACTAAATCAGAATGTTTATTTAACAAATCTTGTTCAACTACATCAAGCTCATCGATTCTTCTTTTCTTTTCTATTGCCAACTGTCCCAATCTTGTGAATACATTTGCAACATCTTGTCTCAAATCAGTTATTGATTGGACTTCTTCTTTTGTAAACTTAAGTGCTTTCGCCATCTTTTTTTATTTTTGTGAATTATTATGTAATATATATAAATATATAGATTTTTCTCAAACGTAAAATTTATCTCTAACTAACTGTAAATGTTAGTGTACTTGAGTAGCTACTCAATAACCCATTTGTTGAGTATTGTCTTACTCTTGCATATCTTGTACCAGTTCCAATATCAAACGAATCTCCTATTTCTGTAGTTTGTAAAAATACGTTTGACCATAATGTTTCATTAACCAATGGTGAAGAAAAATCTGAATTGTTATCTATTTGTACATCGTATACATCATTTGTACCATCTCCGGTCCAAGATAATTTAAGAGTACCATTTGTCCATACTAATGATGTTGGTGCACTACCACCTGTTTCATCAGAATGTGAATTTCCTCCTTTATTATGAGTTATATACCCATTAACTAAATATGTATCATTTGTTTCAACATCAATTGAAACTATTTCAGTTGTTGAATTAATAGCAACTATAGAAACAACATCAACTTCAGTAATATTACCTGAAACTTCTTTTATTAATTTATCGTTTGTATTAATGTTCATCATTTCTTTGAACCTATATTCACTATCACTACCATCCTTTACCAACATTGGGTGTTCACCAGTTGCAGTTACCTCTCCATCATTTATATTATAAATTCTACTAGCAAATGAATATGTTAAGTTTTCAACAGATACATCTTCTGCAGTTGTTGATAATGATGTAGCTGACCAATCTAGGAATGTACTTTCATCAGTACCTAATCCTCCGATTGAAAATCCTCTCAACTCATCTCCTTCTTCTAAATCCCCAACTTCTATAATAGTACCATCTGAAAGTGTTACAGGTGAATCTACGGTTAAACATAATGCTGCTGAGTTTCCATCATATGAATCTACTGCAAAAACAGTTTTTCCGATATTTGTATTATATCGTGTTGCGTGGTCATTAAAACCATCATTAAATTTTCCATTAAGTGTATGTGACTGTGCACCTAATAAGGTTGTTTGTGAACTTGCTCCTTGTGGGTTTATTGAACCAACTGTAATTACGGCAGTTAAATCTTGATTTGATGCTATACTTAAAAAACCAGCAGTATCTCCTGAAGAATTGAAAGTTGGAGTTACTGACCAAGTAAAGTTTTGATATCTTGAAGATATCTGTGTAAATTTAGAACCTGCTCCTGAGAAACTCATATCATATGTTTCATTAGTAGCTTCTACTGCATATGTAAATCCTCCCAAGGTTGAATCTACAGAATCAATTGCATAATCATCTAACTTTACAATAGTTCCTGCTGAACTATTTATTGCATTTAATGATACATTCGAACTTTGAGTAATTCCACGTGCTCCTGCTAAACCATTTAAACTGAGTGTATCTCCTGAACTTCTTGCCATGTTGTTGTTTCCTATATATTATAAATATAAACTAATTCGTCTATCCACTTATCCTTATTTGTGAAATTTTCTTTCATATATGATTTTAAAGATAAGAACCATTGATTCTTTTCTTCATAAGGAGTATCCGTTAACTCTCTATAAATATCACCAAATTCTTTTTTAGTTGATGCACGATAAGGATAATTAAAATCTTTACACCAAGTTTTGTGTAAAATTGGTAATTTACCATAATCTACTGCTTCAAATATACCATATCCAAACGGTTCATTATTAAAACATGAATGTGAGATACCCCAATCCATATTATAGAATGTATCTCTGTATTCAGACTTATAATGATAAGTTTTCATTTTACGAGTATCCATTTTCAATCCGTTTTTCCAAAGAACATTAAATTCACTTGAATTAGTGAATACATATGATGGAAGTCCATCTAAGTAACGTGGATTCTTTCTACCTTCACTTCTTGCTGCAAATCCAATTCGTTTTGAATCAGATAATGGTAAGTTTTGTTTAAATTCGTAAAAATTAGGTATATTTTTGTTTTCTATCAATATATCAAATAAACCAACCCATATAGAATGACTTGATATCTCATTTATTTCAGTTTCCCATACTGAATCCATATATGGGTGTTGTGCAAATGAACTATCATTTCCCATTGATGATTTTAATATATGATCTACTGAGTTATGTAATATGTTTGAATGTATTTTGTCTTTATTCTCTACTATTACTTTCATTGGAGTATAATGTCCATGTAATATATTAATTCTTCTTGCTCCGTTACATAATTCTTCAAATTTTTTAATATCATCACCATGCCAATGAGCTTCTATTGGAAATTCATAATCTTCATGTCCTTTTGGTTTGTTTCTATGTAAAAGTAGAATAGGTTTTACCTTTAATTTAGGAGCAATTAACTCCATCCATAAATTTACCCATGTATCAGTACCAGCATTTACCCAAGGGCCACCACCTGTAGTATAATACACATCATATACCATAAATTTATTTTTTTACAATTATTTTTCCTACAAATGTAGTTGAGAATACAATAGTTACTCTGTTTGCTGAATTTGATGTTACTGATTCTGCTTGTTCTTGTTGGGAAGTTGAAGTATTCCAACATTGTACTATTGGATATTGTTCATTTAAGTTGTGGTCTATTGCATATGAAGATGCTCCACTAACTGTTTCTTTATGAGTAGTTAAATCTGTTATTTGTGAAGAACCACTAACGATTCCACTTGGAACACTTGTAAAATTACCATAATTTAGGTAATATGTTCCATCTTCACCATCTAATAGATTAGCATCTGATGCAACACCTTGTACAACATGACCACCTTTTGCAACTACTACCCTACCAGTTTCGGTTGATGCAAATGTTACAGTTACTTGATTAGTATTCGTTGTTACAATTGAATTTGGTATAAAATAACCATCATTTTCATCATATACAGTTACAATTACATTTTTAGTACCAAAGTTGTGAGTTACTACTTTAGAAGATACATTTGTAAAAGTATCTGTTACTGTTGCTGCTTGTTCTACTGTAATTCCTGTTAAACTACTACCATCGCCTTGGAAAGAACCACTAAATGAACCACTTACGGTCATTCCTTCTAAATTACTACCACTTATAACACTATCGGCATCTAATTTAGTTTTTACTCTTGCATCTGTATAATAAAGGTTTGTATTTTCGGATAATTGTGAAGTATTAAATCCACTAAGTGATATTTGTGAAGAACCACTAACTGTTCCTGTTGGTAGGTTTTCTACAATATTGGAAGATATAATTACTTCTGATTCAGAACCTAATTTTCCTAATTTCCAATAATCGTTTGTTGAATCCCATAATAAAGAACCACTTACAGTTGAACTACCAGTTGCATCTTTTATTAGGATACCACCTGATGTTTGTGAACCACCATAATTAAGTTCTAATACATTATCACCTATATTAAGAGTAGTTGAATCAATTGTAGTTGTAGTTCCCTCTACTGAAAGGTTTCCTGAAATTGTTATGTTGTTTGAGAATGTCTTGTTACCTGCTATGGTTTCATTACCTGTGAGGTTAACATATCTTGAATCTAATGAAGTTGTGTAAAAGTGGTAAGTATCTTCTGTGGCTATTTCTCGTATTGAAGGTGTTCCTGAATCCTTTTCAAAAAATATCCTTCCATCGAAAGTATTAATAGCCAATTCACCTAACTGTAAATTAGATGTAGTAGGTACTCTACCCTCAACCGATGTTCTTTTTAGCTTAACTAATTGTGCCATATATATGACTTACCTTTTTTATATAATTATCTAACTGTAATATAATATGCTACTCTTATATAAGAATATATATATATTATTTACATTTTCAATATTTGAACCGTTAAATAAACTGTCTTATTTAAGAAAGTTTACTCTTCAATTCGTCAATCTGATTTTGTTGGTCTTTAATAGCTTCGATAAGTAATCCTGTAAGTTTGGCATAATCTACACCCTTATATCCATTATCTCTATTTTTAACCAACGATGGTAGAACTTTCTCAACATCTTGTGCAATTACACCAACATTTGGTAATGTTTTTTGTAATTTATCTGCATTTGAGTTCCAATCCCATGTTACACCTCTTAATGCTTGTACTCTTTCAATTGGATTAGATATAAGTTCAATATTATCTTTTAATCTTTCATCAGAAGAAGCGAATGCAACTATATCACCAGTTGCAGATACAGTTTTAAACAACACATCATCATCTGTATCAAGTCCTAAATCTCCTCTTGAATTTTGTGTATTTGTGTTCGTTGTATAACTAGGAGTACCGAATGTACCATCATGTTTTAAGAATTGTCCATTTGAACCAGCTGATGGTACTAAGTTACCATTTCCAGTTCCTAATAAAGTTCTTATTTCTGATGCTGATTGGTCAGCAGTTGCTGAAGATTCGATATTATCTAATTTAGTTTTTAGAGCATCGGTGAAGTTTTTAGTTGTTAACCCTCCATCTCCAACACTTGCTAAATCACTTGTTAAAGCAATTGTACCAGTTACATTTGGTAGAGTATATGTTCTATCTGCTGATAATGTTCCCGCTAATAAAGTACCTTCATGAGCATCGGCTGCACTTCCTTCGAATACAACACCATTTGT